CCACCTGCAAAGTCAATGTCAGCAGTACATGAAGCAGTAAACTGTTTCATAACTTCTGCACCTGCACAAAGAACAACTGATTCAGCAGGGATTTCCAATAGTTGAAAAACATCCCCATCTGCAATTGTAGCTCCTGCAGCAATCATAGCGTCAATATCTAATATTGCTTCAATTGTTCTAACAGCATGACCTACAACTGTAGGGACTGCTGTAATATTTGCTCCAACACCTGCTGTACTGGAGGCTGTCATATCAAAAGTAGCCATTTGTATATCCTCCCTTAACCTGCGTTGTATTTAGCAGTTACGATAGCCTCTGGTCTGAGGATCTTCCTGCCGTATAAGTGCATACCACGAACAATGTCAGCAAAGCTGTCAGTGTCACGATATGTTTCTGTTTTGCTTAACTGCTCTGCAGTAGCTATAGCAGATCCATGTCCTGCAACAATAACACCATAGTTGGAGTTTTGGTTTGCAGTACCTGAAGTACCAGAGCCTGTTCCTACAGAAGGCAAGTTGCTTGAAACGTGTACTCTAAAACCTGCTAGGTTATTAAGTACAAGTCCGTTTTGTAGCTTACCTGCTCCACCATAGTCTGCATTCATCAACTTAGAGTTCTCGTCACCAAGTAGCTCTAAGAACACAGGGTCAATAACAAGCCATCTGTCTTGTGTATCTACCTGCTGTTGATTTAACAGTCTTGCCATACGATTAACAACTACCATTGGTGTAACAGCAGCTGTACCTACAGAAGTAGCACCACCTGTTAGATTAACTACAGGAATTGAGTGATCTCCTGCAGAAGATGTTGTTATGCTACCAAAAGAACTCTTAATCAATTTCATTGAAGTAAGAAGTTCGTCTGATCCTGCAGTTGTAACAGCTTTACTACCATTTACAACGTCATTAACAGCACCTGCATTACTATGTAATGATGACTGTTTATAACCTGATAGGTAGCCTAGCACTTCTTGATCGTACTGGTCAGCTAGTCTATATGCAGCTCTGCTTGTAGCAAGCTCCATAAAGTTTACGTGAGAATGAGCTTCTTCAATGTCATCCATTTTAAAAGCATAGTAGTTTGCTTTGTCAACGACTAATTGAAAATCCTCATCTTCTAAGTCTTGTGCAGTTACCTGAGTACCTCTGGCATATGCACTGACTGAAATTTCAGGTTCTTTGATAATTCTAACAGTATCTCCTTGACCAGAAATCTCTCCAAAATAGTCTGAGTTAGTAATGTCACCAACTACAGTTGACTTACGAAACGCAAGCTGTACTTGTTTGGAATAGATTACTGGAGAAAAATTACCATTAGGCAGATTACCATAACCTGTTGCTGTGGTAAAAGCCATAATAAATCCTCCTATGATTGGTTTGGCTTAGTTAAAAGCTAAACATCTTAGAAGAGGCTATATGTTCTAGAGTGCATATAATAACAAGATAGCAAATCTTAAAATCAATGGGTCTGTACTGATATAGGTAGTCTTTTATTCGTTTAGACTTTATAGTTTACTTATACATAAAGGTAGTCTATAGTAGAGGCTTTATGTCTAAGGGTTAGTTATACAGATAAATTCTTTTTTGTCAAGTCTTTATCGTGCATTTCCTGATAAATCATAGATTATTTTACCTGATCTATGAGCTTCATGTATTTTTTCAGAGTTTTTCTCATACTCTTTGTCAGACATTTTAGCAATATCTGATTCTCTTATCTTATCTGATGACTCACTTGGATCTACTTTTGTCTTAGATCCTCTGTCTACCAACGAGGCAGCAGCTTTTGTTTTATCTTTTTTATCAGATCTCGTAAGTCCATTATCAACTTTATACAAATCAAGAACACGTACAACTGAAGCAGCATCATCCGTATTTTCATACAAAGCGTTCTGAACCCACTTAGGCTGTTCTTCAACCCAATTATGAAATTGATCGGAATCACGTAGCTCATCAAAATCTGAATGTGCTTTCCTAATTTCATTCTCTGCACGACTCCTTGTTGCTTCTTCTTTAGCTTTACTTAGTTCTTCTATTTGTATATTAGCCTTATTAAACATTTGCTTTGCTCGTTTATCGGCTATTGTTTCTACTATACCTGCTACATCTGGATATTTTTCTATCCACTTAGATAATTCTTCATCAGATGTAGGTGGTACTAGTTTTTCAGTTTCTCCTAGTTTACCTTCTAGCTCCTTAATCTTGGCATTATATTCTTTTTCTTTAGCAGCTAGGTGTCTTCTTACATCTCCATAACGAGTTTTAAAAGACTTCTCTTCATCACTAAGTTCAACTTCTGGTTTAACTTCTTCAGTTTTTTCTTCAACCTTTTGTTCTTCTTGAGGTTTTCCTTGTTGTTCCATAAGCTGTTTTAGTTCTTCTTCATCCTGTTTAATCTTATCTTTGTACTTTGATCTTGTTCTGCTCATATATCCTGCAGTTTTTTGTGCTTCCACATTTTCTAATTCTGGCATTCTACTTTTCCTTTCTTGGGGTCAACATTGTTGAGTAGCCAATCTACTTTTTGTTACCTAGTCCTTTACCTCTAGGTTTTCTTGTCTTAGGTTTTGGTTTTGTTTTTGTTGCTAGTCCTCCTTTGTTCATACTAAATGAATCTGCATCATATTCATCTGTTTGAGATGCAGATAAAGCTATTGCATCAGCTTGATCTTTATCTATTTTTACATCACTTTTTCCGGGTGTTTTAATAGTTATACTACCATCATCATCTCTATTTATATTGGATTCTCCAAATCCTGACCTACTGGTATAATTTTCTATTGCTTCTTTTTCTTGTTTTTCATTGTTATTTTGATTGTTATTATTTTTCTTTTCAGTAGGAGTAGGAATAGGAGTAGTATCTGTATCTTCTATACCAAATATTTTCTTAAAACCACTTACAATTCCATTAAATAACTGATCAAAAAATCCTTCACCATCCTTTGATGAATCTGCAAGTATCTCGTCTACCTTTTCATCATCTACTTTTCCACCAAAAATAGATTTTAATTCTTGACCTGCAAGTTTTCTTTTAGTATTAAAGGGTAAATTATAGTACGTGTCAGCGTCTAGTCCTAAACGATTTGCAGATGTTACAACTGCATTATAACCTTCTGGTGTCATTACCCTTACTCTACCTTTTGAGTCAAGTATTTTTACAGCTACTGGTTTTCCATCTTTATCTACTAACCCTTTATATTGATCACTTCCCGAAAGAAATTCTGTAGAGGTAAACTGTGGATCTTTACTGTCATCTCTCTCTTGTTTTTTTGTTGTTGCCTGTGTTTGAGCAGGTGGGGTTTCAGACCAAGGTGCTTTTGTAAATTGATCAAAACCTTGATTAGGAACAAAAGCAGGTGGATTACCACGCATTGTACCTTGAACAGCCTGTATTCTTCCATCAGGGTGATAAAAAGTTTTTGTTATTAAAATAGTTCCGGGCATAGGAACATTTCCTTGTTGTGTCTGACCAAAAAGACTTTGCCCAACTCTTTGAAATCCTGAAGTAGGATTAGCTTTAGCAATAGCTTGTTGTTTAAAATAGTCATCATCTACAGTGGGAGTACCACCATTACTATAACCCATTAAGCCACCTTGAGCTTTCTTTTTCTTTTCTTCTTCTTCTTTAGCTTGACCAAAAGCAATCATAGTCATATCTACTTCTACTGGCTCACCACCTATTCTACCTGTAGCTTCCATCTCTGCAAGACCACGCTTTGCTTCTGCACGTATATCTTCAAAGAACTTTACACCATAATATTGAACAACATCAGCAGGAACAACATATTCACCATCACTTAGTTGTGCAGGTATATCATCACGAACTTCTTTAGCTAATGATCCCGGAGGAATATCATTGCCACTGACAGGATCTCTATCTAGTCCATCATCTTTCATTCCACCTTCTTCAAATAGGCTCATCTGTTGTTCCATGCTCATTCCACCTTTATTAAATGTTTTTTGTGTTTGTATATCACGTAGTCTACGAAAATTTTTTTCTTCAGCCTCTTTAGCCTCTTTTATAGAGGTTGACTTATCTGTTGTTCTGTAAAGCTTTTTAGCATCACTTTTAAGTCTTTCAATATCAGGTTCTTTTAATCTTATTTTAAAAGAATCTGGACTTTTTGATTTTTCAATATCACTAATAGTTGTAAGCCCTTTTTTTTCTAAAACTTCATTAATTTTATTTTTTAATGTGTTTTGTTTTTGCAATTGCTCTTGATAGTATTTACGAACTTGAGGGTCAGTATTTATACTTAATTTACGTTCTTCATAAGCATCTAGTAACTGTTTTGGATTAAAATCAACACTATCATATAATGTAGCTCCTGTATCTGGGTGAAATTTAGGCACAGAATATTGAGATGTAAGAAGATCTCGCAAAGATTTTAACTGTTCATCATCTAATTTTAATAAATCTTTTTTATCAGTATCTGCTATTTCATCTATTAATTTAACAGACTGATTCATTATCTGACTAAGAGTATCTTTTGCCAGATTTTCTGACATACTTAATTTATATATAGTTTCTGAAGGGTAATCATCTTTTAAGTCATCCCAATTTTTAGATATATTTTTAAGTTCTAAATTAGATGACTTAATATATTTTAAATCTTCTTTATGTGCATTTTTCATAGCTTTTAAAAGATTTAAAGAAGAAGTTAAATAGCTAGGTGCTGTTTTTGCAGCAGCTTTAACTACACCTTTTGTAGGTGGTAAAAGATCACCTACACCTTTTAATCCTGATGCTGCTCCAAGTGCTGCAGTTCCTGCAATAAACTGTCTTCTATTTACACCTGTTTTTTTAGAAACTTCTTCAGCTATATCATCAGAAGCACCTAAAGGCATTACTAACTCTTGAAGAGATTTAACTCCTGAACTAACACCCTTACTTGCTACAGGAGATAAAGTAGAAGCATATTTATGAGCTAGAGGACCTGCAGCTAATCCTAAAGTTTCTATTGTAGCATTAGTTAATGCACCTACATCTTTATAACCACTATCAATAAACTTACGTGTATTCCTTACTGGAGCTATAACCCACTCAACAGGATTTAACATTTGGTTAAGTGTTGTATAAGTATTAGGATCAGTTACAGTATCTGCAATTATCCTAGGTAGACCTTTTACAAACTCTACGTGTTTGCGTAATTCAGGGGGTATAAAATATAAAAGACGATATTTAGATTTGTCCATTATTGTTCCATTTTATTGGCATTGCTATTTAATTCATCTCTAAGATATTTCATTCTACGTAAACAAGCAATAGATCCTTGTAGTTTATACATCATAGAAACTTCTGTTGCTTGCTCTAGTGTTTTATGTTGTTTAGCTATAGCATCATCTATATACTCTACAAATGCATCCCATAGCTCTTTGTCAGTAGTAAGCTTTCTTAATATCATCATTATTGTATAGGTCCTTGATTACCAGTAAAGCCTTCTTCTTCTGGAGTTGGCACTGATCCTGTACCTATTGTACCACCCCCAGAGCCTTGTGTGTCTTCTACCTGTCCACCTGCAGGAGCAGGGGGTTGTGGCTGTCCTTGTTGTGGTGGAGGTGCAGGTGGTGGATTAGCTTCCTGAAACTTCTTGAGTATCTCTGCCTGTACAGCAGCTTGACTCATAGAGTTAGCTACTTTATCAGGATCAAGATCCATACTCTTAGCAATCTCTCTAACAATGTAATCCATTCTGGCAAAAGGAGCAAGAGCAGGATTAGATACTGTCTGCATAAACTGCATCAATCTCTGGCTTCTAACTTCATTAGCCATTAGACTTTCTGTACCTTGAGCTTTAACTTCAAGATCACCTTTAATTTCTGGATCAAAGTCAAACTGCATATTAAAATTAAAGAATGCCTTACCTAAAGGTCCTAGTAGATAGTCATCTACATTCTTAATGACATTACGAATAGAACCATTAGCTGCATTCATCAACATAGAAATACCTGATGCAGTTCTACCTACACCCTGTATGCCTGTTTGTCCATGAGCAAACGAAGGAAAACCAGTAGATTCATCTGCAAGAACTCTGGCTTTGTCAAACATCTGCATATTCTCATTAGATACATTGGGAAATTTTGTTCCAAAGATCCCCTGTCCGGGAGCACCACCCTGTCTTCTAAAGACTTTTCCGGGATATACTGTAAGATCTTGTCCGGGAACTAGGTTAGTTTCATCTACTTCTATTAATAAGTTTCCTGATAGTGCAGCATTGTCTACACTCATTCGCATAAAACCATTCATTAGAGTCTGTGTATCATCCATGTTTTCTGCAATACCTACTCCAAAGATATTGTAAGGATTCATCTCATAAGGTGTAGCATAGTAAGGTAGATAGGCAGGAGTAAATGGATTCATTACTAAACGTAAGACACAGCCATTGCACAGCCATACATTAACACTTAACTGTTCTACGTTTTTTAGTTCTTTAGGTATGTCTACATCATGTTCTTCTATAATTTCTCTATCTACAAAACCCCAGAACTCTAATACTTCAAATCGTTGAGAATAATCATCTTCATTACTCTCATCCATTGCGTGTTCCCACCATTCTTTATCGTAGTTCTCACCCATGTCTAATGCTTTATCAATAGCATTCTCTCTAAAAAAAGGTCTACGTTTTAAAGCACGTAATTGTGAACGAGACATCTTGTGTCTTTCTATAACATACTCTGCTTCATCCATATTGTTTGCATCTGGATCAGGATAGAAATTCCAGATAGAAACATTAGAAGTTTGTGGTACAGTTTTAAATACTGGATTGTATTCACCCTCTTCATCCCAATTAGGGTATTCTTTATCAACTGCAAAAGGTCCTTTCATAATGCCAGTACCAAATAAAGCAGCCTCAAAAGCAGCAGACCTTAGTTGTTTCTTAGCATTAGACTCTTCTAGTTGATCATGGATTTTCTTTTCCATCTTTTTAGCTGCAATCATTGCAGGGTGAAACTGTACAGCAGATGGACTTTTACCTGCTTTAAAACCTACATCTTCTTCTACAACACTAAGATCATCTTGTAAAGGTCCTACACGTTCATTAAACTCTGGCATAGTTTCACCGGGTCTTAAAGTTCTTTCATCCTCAGAGCCTGTATCTGCCTCTCCTAGAGCCTCTTTTAATTGTGGGTTAGTTTCAAAGCTAACAGTGTCTTCTACCCCTTCAGGAAGGATTGTAGGGTTAATACCGAGAGGAAATCTAGTACTACCAAAAAGAACTTCTACAAGTTGACCATAAGCAGCAAGAACTTTTGTTTTAGTAACCTTAACAAATACTCTAGATTTTTCTGTAGAAGTAAACTGAACATCAGGATTATAAAGACCTCTGTAGTTCCTATAGGCTTGTATCCACCTTTCTTCATCAGATCTTCTTGCTGTTTCTGCTTTGTTATATTTTTCTTTAACAAACTTTTCTATCTGACCTGCAGGTTCATCTCTAAAATCATCTGCATTAATATCATCTAAAGCTGCAGACTCTTCAGCGTCTATTGCCATTTGTTCTATATCTTCTGCCATATTCTATCCTTAATATCCAAATGTTGCATCTGCTGCTTGAAATCCAGTTTTTTGTGTATTTGGATTGTAATCAAACAAACTACTTCTTGGTCTTGTCATAACACCATAACGTAGGGCATCATAAAGGTGGTCTTCTGATTTAGTATCTACATCCTCTGAATTGTTTTTATCTAGAGGAACAGAAGGAAGCTGAGAGATAGTATGAATACACGTATTAAAAAAGACCAGTCTAGGTTGTTCAGTAAACTCATCAACTTGTAATCTTCTGTGTATTTCATTTTTACCTGCTATTCTACTTCCCCTACTTCTGTCTGATGGCCTCCACCTGCAACCTTTTATAATCATCTGCTCTGCTAGTGAAGGTCCTGTGTCACCTCTTTTGTGCCAGAGAGAACTATCTAGTACACCATAACGTATTGTTCCATCTTCTTGTTCTGCTTCTAGTACTAGATCTGCTAAATCAGTTGCTAATACTTTTGAAACATACAGTTCTCTATAAACAATTAGTTGTTCATCAGGAGCGACTGCAAACCATAGAACCCCTGTATGACTTCCGTAGCCATAGTCACAGGCTCTGAACTTAGTCCAACCAGTAGGTATATCGTAAGGCTCAACAACATGAGTGGTTCTGTTCCACTCTGGAAAAGCTGCTCCTTCACTAACATCCCAATTCCCTTCTAATAGTTGTCTTCTTTGATTCTCTGGTAGAGAAAGCAAGTTTGCTTCGTACATACCATCTTCTGCTAAATATGGATTATCAAATAATGTAGCAGGTATAAATCTTCTTTTAAATAATGGCTGTCCTTCTTGACTGTGACCTTTAGGCCACAATAAGGGTTTGCCTGTTTCTATATCTGTTGCCCAAAAAGGTTCTCCATGTGGAGCAGGGTCTACAAACATTTTCTTTACCCAACTGTGTCCCGGACCTCCGGGGTTTGTTGTAGCTCTTTGATAAACTTCTAAGCCACTGTTTCTTGTAGTACGTAGTCTTGATCTCATGTAGTCAAATGGATAAGAAGTAGGCCACTGTGTAAGCTCATCAAATCCTATCCAACTAAATGCCTGACCTTGGTATCTTGTTACGTCATCATCTCTATCTAGGTAGGAGAGCCATAGTGTAGCTCCTGATGGTGCTACCCAAGTCTTATCTCTTTCCATAAACTTAATATCAGGGATTGCTTGTGGGTATAAAGTCTTTGATACTGATATAAGTTCTCTTAGTTCTTCTGTTGTACGTCTGACTAACAGTCCTCTAAAGTGTGGATTGTTTAGGTAACGTACTGGATCTGCAAGCATGGCATACGACTTGCCGCCTCCTGCACTGCCTCCATAAAGTACTTCTCTTTCATTAGACGAAAGAAAATCTGTTTGAGGTCCTTTGTTGGGTTGAAAGATAATCTTCTGTGCTTGTTCAACTTCAATAGGCTCTCTTACAACTTCAGCAGGTACAACTTCAGGTTGCTCCTGCAATTTTGGCTTCAAGGTCTTCTGCTTTTTGTAACGCTTCTTTGTACCTTTCGGCAAGGTAGCGTTGAGTTGAAGCTTCTGACTTACGTTTTTGTTCAATTTTAATTCTCTTTATTAAACCAACATGAGATATTTTTCTACCTGTTTGTGTTGTGAGCCAATCAGCAACTTGTCTGTAGCTATACTGTTTGATAAACTTCTTTGCCTTTTCTAATAGTTCTAACTCTGTAGGAATAGGTAGTAGTATATCTTTATCTTCTTCATCTTGTTTATAACCAAAAGGTATTGTTCTTCCAACTCTAACAACAGGCTTCCAGTTATAACCTTCTTCTGTTTCTTCTGGTTTAGGTAATGTCCAAGCTTTAGTTGTTCTCATGTTCTTTCGGTGGTAATATAAATAGTGGACTTGCAGATGTTACTTCTACTTTATCAGTTTTGGTAAAACCACCTCTGTCAAGTATATCTTTTGCTGCTATCATCTTTTCTTTATTACCTAAATCTGTAGGGTTATCTATTACTTGAGATAGAGAGTAGGCAGCTTTAGTTGCACTACTAGCAATAAACTTCTTGGTTAAGTCAACTATCTCTTCCTGTAAAGAAGATGTTATTGCTGATGTTGGATTATTCTCACTGTACCCTGCAAGTTTCTTAGCTGTGACAGGATTACCCTTTGCTTCTTCAAACAACACATCAAGAAACTTCTGTTGTTTTTCTGTAAGTTGTCTAGCCATTATATATCTTTTCCTTTTTCTGGTAGTACTTTATTTGGTATAATTTGACATAAAGGTAGTGCTTGAAATACTCTAGGACTTTTCATGGCTTCTGTAGCTTTTGCTCTAGATTCAGCAAAACATCTTTCTTTTGTTGTAACAAGCTCATTGCCTGTTATTACTATACAACTTTGTGCATAGGGAGAAGAACACAAAAGTATAATTGTCATCCACATACCCATTATGCAAGCTCAAAGTGAGGTCCATCAATAAATGGTCTTCTACCTTGTCCTCTTCTTAGATCTATATACGCATTCATGGCTTCTTGCATTGTGCCATCCCAACTGCGTATATCATCTATATGCCAAGCTGCACCCCAACGAATGCCCACGTTCTCAAGCTTTGCAGCTTCCTTCATGGCATCTGCTATGTCATCATAGAGATTCAATTCCCATGAAGCCCTCCCTCCTACATAAGCCATCAGGTCTACTGCTAGACCATCAAGATGTTTGGATTTTAAAGTCTGTGAAGCACCTTTTTCTACAAGTGCTTGTTGTTCTGCTAAAGTTCTTAAACCACAAATGCAACCAAAGTCAACCTTGGTCACTTCTATTGCTTTTTTGACGCATCTCTCTAAGGAGTCGTTCACTCCATTTAATTTTGTTAAACTTTTTTTGCTGAGTGTAAAGCTCATGTCTTTCCTCTCTTTTTCTAGTGTGGGCATTTCTGTGTCTTATTCTTGTAATAGGAAACATTCTGTCTCCTAAGTATCGTCTTCTATAAGGTATGTGATTTATTTTA